GGGCGCAAACGCGGGGCCTGTGGGCTGGACGCGCGCGAGTGAAAAATCAGTTTCGCGGAAAACGTATGACCCACCCTGCCAGCCCGACCGCTGTTTACTGCCGTAAAACGGCCCTGTCGGGGCGTAGCCCGTGCCAGCAGTTGACATATCAATAGCACCGACAGCGCCTGCTGCATTCCGCCCCTGGTCACCCTGCACGTCTCCCACGCCGAGAGAGTCGAATCCAGCCGCCTCGGCATACATACCGCGTAAGTCTGGCATGCGGAGCGTTCCAGCCCCCAGATTTTGCACGTAATATGGGGCTCCGCCGATTCCGTCCCAGCCGATTTTTGAACCGTCAGCGTTGGTGTGCCACGTTGCCGTTGTCATGGCCTGCCATTCTGCTTCTGTCTTGCAGAGTTTTTGCCCTTCAGTGGTTTGCAGATAGGCCCAAATAGGGTACTCAGTGATGTTTTTGCCCTGATAAGCGCCACTGATAAGCCCGCCTTGCAATGGGGCAAAGCCGGGTTTAAGCGTTGGGTGCCGGAAATAGTAAAACTCGCCAAGGTCATATTTGTCGCTTTGCACGACTGATATTTTGCCCATAGCGTCAATTTTGATGGTCACGCCGTCAGGGTTTACAAGCCCGTTGACGCCCACCTTGGCAATGCCTGTCTTGTCTGCAATCAGCCGTTGGATGGCCGCCAGCACCTGGGCGTTATTGGCCTTGTCCGGCGTGATATTGGCCGCCGCGAGTATGGCTATCAGCTCTTCCTGCACGGCATTAAGCCAATCGTCCGTTACCGTGGTTGCAGGAACGGGAATTGTGGGGTCGCCTTCCGTAAATCTGTTGTCCGGCGTTGCTGTACTGCTGTCTATCCTGTGCATAGCTCACCTCATGTATACGCAATCAGCGCCACGGCGTGGGCTGGTTTGCGCTGGTTCATGATGCATTCCAAAATACTGTCGCCCCAAGTGCGCAGGGCCTCGCCCGCCACCGACTGCCCGGCCTTGAACACACGGGGGGCGTCGCTGGGCGTTGTAACGCGAAATGCATACGTCCAGTCGTCATTGGTCAGCGGGTCGCCAGCGCGGGAGTGTCCCGCCTTGAATGGCGTAAATTCATCAATCGTGATCTCGTACCCGGCAAGTGCCGCGTAGCGTTTGAGCCATGCGTGGGAGATGCCGCCGCGCTCAAGAAAGGCTACGGCAAGCTGGGCGATGCGCTCTTGCAAAAGCTGGTCGCCTTTTGCACATGCGCCGGGCAGGCCGTATACACGCTCCCAATCCGGCAGATACTGCTGCCACTTCCAAGGCTGGAGCGCCCCAAGCACTACGGCGCTGGCGGCCTGCACGCGGTCAAGCTCCGCGCCGTCAACGGCAAGGGATACCTCCACGCCCGGCGCGTTAACATCATAGGATACAGGCGGCAGCAAGGCCGCCAACAGGGCACTATGTCCCATGTTTCACCCTGTCCCGTTCTTCGGCGCGCTTGGCGTTGTTGAAGCGCTCCAGATCGCCCACAAGGTAGCCGGTGATGCGGCGTGTGCGGTCAAACTTCATGCCCGCTCCGACAATTTTTGCGGATTGCTCTACAGGCGTAGTAACAATGGCGTCTGTCATAATGCCTCCAGCATCAGATAGCCCAGACGGCACCACTCAAGGGCGCTGGGGACGACATTGGCTCCCGGCTCACGGATTACAACGTCCGCAACGCCGTCCAGCGACGACACGGCGGCAAGCAGACGCGACAGCACAAGGCTTTCGCCGGGGGCAAGTCGGGCAAATTCGACTTGCAGCACGGTGGTGACTGCGGGCTTGAGCGTGACCAGGGTTGCGCCATTGCTGACGCGCAGGGCCACAGTCATGTCAACCGGCTTAGGCACGGGCGCGTAAACCGTGGCTGCCTTGGCCGTGCAGGGGCGCTCTGCGTCAATCTTGGCCTGGCATGCGGTAACAACATCCTCGCCGGGAATGCCGTCCTCACCGACAATAACAATATCAACTGTGCCCGGTCCCTGCCGCAGGGGATAGACCGTGGCATCCGCCACGCCGGGAACAGACCGCGCCCAGCGGCGATAATCCGCCGCCGTGCCGCCTGCTGGCGGGTTGCGCATGTAGTCAAGCAATGTCGTAAGCATGCTGGCGTTGCTCTCGGCATCGGTGCCTCCGGCCAGATCAAGCAGACCCTTGGCCTGCACACCAGACGGCGCTGACAACAGCGTGACCTGCATGCCGACGACATCCGGTAGCGCCCCGGCCTGTGCAGCCTCGCATGGGGCGGACGCTGTTACAGCCTCGCCCGTGCCTGTAAGGGTTACGGCAGCTGTGGTCTGATACACGGTGCCGTCGGCATCTTTGGCCTGGGTATAGGCGGGCACAATAGAGCCGGGGCGACCTGTGACCGTAATTGTGCCTGTAGCTTTGGTGGCCGCGCGGCGCGTAATGCCGCGCAGGGCGCAATGTTGCTCCAGGTATTCCGGGTCTGCGGTGTCAGGGATGATCTGGCGCACTATCCATGCCTGATGATCGTACAAGCCCTCGGCGGCGCTGGCTGTGCCAGTGGCGCGTATATAATTGTCGCTGTCCGCATCAGTATGGGCGGCAGGGTCAAGGTTGCGCATGTCGCGCAGCATGCGGGTACGGATGCTATCAAAGCTGGGAATGGTGTACGGCATGCCTAGCCCCCTACCTGCACAAAATGCTCAAATGTATACGGCGTACCCGTGGCGTCCACCACCTCAACAAGCATCAGGCAGCGCCCGTCATGCGGCTGCTGCGTTGTGACCGTGACAGAGCGGGCGCGGCCTTCCCGTATAAGCTGCTCAAGGGCTTGTTCTGCATATTGCCGGGCAAGTAGCTGGATGCGTGGCACGTCTTTTTCGCGCTGCAACTCGTGCAGGCGGCTGCCAAGCGTTGTGTCGGCCCACCATGTGCCGAGCGGCGTGCAAAGGCGCAGGTAGACCGCATTGCCAAGATGGCTGATGCGGCTGCCTGTGTAATCGCCTGTTGTGGGGTTAATTTGCGCGTCCATCGTTGTCTCCGTGCGTCTTGTGTAACAAGACGGCGGACAGAAAAAAGACTGGCGCGCGTCAGCGGTTGGCTATTGGGGCTGACCTGTACTGCCGCTGCCCGTCTGCACGCCCGTGTGGGAATGCTGGGTGAGGCTGATGCCGCCCGCAGTGTGGTCGCCGGTGGATGTCATGCTGCCGCTCTGGGCAATGTCGCCCGTGATTTTGACATTGGCGGTCATTGCAACAGTGTCGCCCTTTTCGCCTGTGGCCGTCAGGTTGCCGGTGACCGTTGTTTGCGGAGTGTCAATTATGACACCGTTTCCCGCTGTAATTTTGGCATGGTTTTTAACATTGATATTGAGATTATCGCAGTCTATTTCGACTATGCGCCCGGCTTTGATATGGACGTACGCGCCCTCCTGACTGTACATGCGGGCCTCACCGGGGGCGACCTTGAGGCGATACGCGCCGTGCTCGGTGGCAATGACCACGCTGGCGCTGCTGCGCCCGGCCAGGGGCAGCACGATAAGCTGACTGTCTGCGGGGATGCCGCTGGAAAAACCAAACTGCTGCAAAACCTCAACAGCCTGCACAGCCTCGCCAGCCAAGCCCTTGCCCTGCGCCATTTGCAAGGCCGGGTCGCCGTTTAACGCGGTCAGCCGCGCACGGTACGGCAGCCGCAAGGCCCGCATAAACCGCGCAATACGGGCGTCTATCATATCTGTTATGCTTGGCATGTCGGCCCCTTAGTCAAAGTCATAATCACACTCATCGCCGTCAGATTTCTTCTTTCTCTTGTGCGGCTTTCTGGCAGTGTCAGGCAGCCACACGCCCCAGGGCTTGAGCACAAGCTGGGTTGTCGTACCCTCGCGCCCACCCACAAAGGTGCGGCGGGCAAGCATCGTTGTGATGTCGCATTGCAGGGCATCAGAGCGCAGGCGCAGGCGCATGCCCGGCTGCCAGGGCTTGCCGTTTTCAATGGCATGGCCGCGTACACGAACGGTGATGGTGAGGCTTTCCATGATGCCATCAGTAATGATTTTTCGGGCGCGACGGCTGGCCATGTCTGTACTGTCCACATGCCCCTCATCACGTATGAAGGGCCGATAGAACCACGCACCCTTATCTTTGACCGTATGCGTTAGCTGGGTGTCGGCTTCATCATCCTCACCGCCGATGCTCTGCCCAAGCACTGTGACCTCGCTGTAACGGCGGTTACAGCTTTCCTCCAGCGTAATATCCAGCACATTATTGCCCGTGCCGTCTTTGACCAGCACAAGTTCTGCGTCCACTGCCCGGCTGTAGTCCGGCGCGGACACCATGAGGGTGCCGTCCGGCTCAAACCACGGCCAAAGGCCGCTAGCCTCGGCTGCGCGCTGCAAAGCCTCCCACGCCGACATGCCCGGCTCTACAGCTACCTTCTTGTACGCAGCGCCGCCCGACTGTACCTTGATTTTGTCCACGCCCAAGGGTCGCAGCATGCTTGCGCACACCTCGGCCACTGTGACCTCGCGTTGGGTCAGTATGGGCGCGGAGCAATCAAGCAAGATGGCTGCGCCGTCTCGCCCGGAAAGTTCCAGCGACGACTCGTTTTTGCTGATGCGGCGGCGCAGGCTGTCAATACGGCCTGTGAGTATCAGGCTGTCGCCCTCGCGCACTTCCACCTTTGCCCACGGGCGCAGGTAACCGGGCAGCTTGCCCGCCGGTATGCCCAGGCTCATTTGCCACGCATCGGCGGGTGTAAACAGGTCGCTGTCTATAGAGTATCGCAGCCAGTCGCGGTGGGTGTGGCCGTCAATGGTGATGCTGATTGCGCTGCCGCTGTCGGAATTATTTTGCATAAACGAGCATCTCCTGGCCTTTGGCGATAAAATTGGGGTTGCGCACCTGGGGGTTAATGCGCACAAGCTCCCGGCTGCGGGTGTGGTCGCCATAGAGCCGGAAGGCCAGAAGGCGCGGATTGCACGGCGTAGGCACGGAATAGGATATCAACGGCGGACGGGCGTTAAGCGCCGCCTCGCCAAGCTGCTGGATGCCGTGCGCGGCATCGCGCAAGCCTTCGGCGGCGGCATGCCAGCGCGATTCCGGCAAGCTGGCGCGCACATAGGTGAGGCAGTCTTGCACGCGGGCGCGGGTATTGCCGGTGAGTGCCTCCACCTCGCCCGGCGTCATGCGGGGCGTTGCCACCTCGGCCACGAGGGCCGCTGCCGTGGCGGTTGCCAGTGTATTGGTCTGTGCCAGCATGGCGTAGGTCACGGCCTGGGCGCGGGCCGTCTGGCGACTGGACGGGGCATCTGTAGCCGCAGGCACGGCAGCAGGGCCTGCTTGCCGCACTGAAAGCTGCTCACTGCTGGCAGAATTTTGCGGGCCGGTAATCCACGAATCGCCGTAGGCGCTTGAGCCAACAGCATATGTGGTTTGCGGCTTGTCAGACGAAAGGCTGACGCGCGGAAAAACACCCGACAACGACGACAATCCGGCAAATGTGCCAAGGCCGCTGACCGCGCCGGCAGCGCTGAACTGGCAGGCCAGCAGGTCTGTCACAAAGCCCACCGGATAATCAATATAGGAAACAGCAGTGCGCACAACAGCCCCGGCCCCGTCATACACGTCGAGAATGGCGCGCAGTTCCGTGAGTACTGCGCCCTGCACATAGGCAGCGGCCTCTTGCAGGGGGGCCAGCGTTTCAGCCAGAGCTGCGCTGGCTTCATTCATGGCGGACGTAAGGCCAGAAAGCATACTGCCCTGCGCCTTGTCGGCAAGGCCGCGCATACTCTTGGCGTCAAAGAAGGGATTATCAAGCGAGGCTTCAATAAATTCAAAGTCAACAGCGGCGTAGTCGCGCGTTTCAGCATCATGCTCGATATTCCAGTGTTTGACGCACACTTGCAGGGTGCCGAACAGCGGATGCACCAGCTCACCCTTGCCGGATTCTTCAAACGCCCTGACAAGGGCGCTGACTTCGGACAGGTAATTGCGGCCCCAAAAGATCGCCTTGACGGGCGTAAGCCGGGCCTTGCGGCCCAAATCTTCCACCTCCGCGCCGGGGCGGTACGGGTATTCATGCACGGCGAGGGATTTTTCGCCCTTGTCGCTGATGCCCGCCACCTGAAACTTGACGCCACGGAACGAGGCGTCAAGCATGGTGGCCCAGGGGGAAGCGACTTCATTCAGGGTGTTCAGCAGGGACATGGGGGCTACCTCCGGGTATCGTCGCGCACAAGCCGCCGCGTAACGGCCTCGGCTATGCGGTCGCCGTCAATATCCAGCTTGTTTTCTATAGTCACAGAGATGGGCTGCTGCGCCGCCTGCTGCTGGACGTATTGCAGGGCTTCAAGATAATCGTCGGGCATGGCTTCGTCGCGGCTTTGTGCGGGGCCGTTATCTCCCCAAAGTGCTTGCCCTATTTTTTCGCCCACTTCTGCGCCGCCCAAGGCACCGGCTACTGCCCCGGCAAGAGCACCAACAAGCGTTCCAAAGCCCGGCACGGCAGACCCCAGAAGCGCGCCCGTGGCTGCGCCGGAAAAACCACCTGCCAGACCGCCAACCGTACCGGAATGCGCTATATTTTTTTGCTCACGGCTGAGGCTGGCATCCGATTCCGTGGCAATGGCATCAACTACTGACAAGCCAACGCCAATGGCACCGGCAGCCTTGCCCGCCCCCTTGGCGATACGCAGCCATTTTGCCCCTCGGCCTGCGGCTTGTGTGGCGTCCGCCGCTGCATCGGCAATCGGGGCGGCCCCTTCTGCCGCGCCAAGGGCCGCGCCCCTGCCTTTGCGGAGGAAATCCCACGCAGTCATGCCCGCCGCCCCTGCCGCAATGCTGCCCCCAACAGCCGTTGTGCCTGCCAGGGCCACGCTGGCTGTAGGGTTTGTTTCCATAAATTCCGTTGCCGATTTCAAGCCCCAGTCAACGCCGCCCTTAACTTTTGCAAAAAAGCCGTCCATGGCGGCTTCCCAGGCGTTACCAAGGGAGTCAAACTTTGATTGGGTGGAGGTCTGCACACGCTCAAAGAACTTGTCCACGGACTCAAGGGGGTTGCCTTCAACAGCAGCGAGCACCTCGGCACGGCGCTCCCCACCATTGGCAAGGGCTACCGCAGCCTGTCGTGCCTGACGGTCAGGTATAACTTTGCTGAAAAGCTGAATTTGTCGGCTTGAAAGCTGCATTTTAAGCGCTTCTTTCTCTTTCCCATCTGCCTTTTCCCATTGGGCATGCAGCTTTTTGTACAGCTTGTCTTTTTCCACCACGCCCTTTTGGATGGCATCCACAAGCGCCATGTTCATGTCGCCACCGCTGGCGGCGGTACGCTGATAGATAGCTGTAAGATTAACCTTTTTTTTAAGCCTTTTCTCGGCCACGTCACCACTGCGAAAAGCCTGTAGGTTTGCATAAAGCATCGCGGCTTCATCGCTGGAGCCAGCCGCATCGCGCAGAACCTGCAAGTTTGAAAAGTGATAGGCCGCGCCTCTTACGCCCAGCATGTCCGGCGCGTTGGTAAAAATGCCGGGCATATGTTTGGCCATGTCCTTGGTTTCAAACGCCCCCACGCTCCCCGCATTGGCCGCCATACCAAGGACAATTTCAACGTCTTCAGCCTTGAATTGCTTGGCCTTAAGACCTGCCGCGACCATGTTTGCAAGGTCTGCACCTTCGGAGGCTGTGGCCGTAGCCGTACGCTGAATGCCCGGCAATACTTTGTCAGTCGCTGCAAAATCTAGCCCGGCCTGAAAAAGTGCCCCTCGCGTTGCCCGCGCGCCTTCCAGAGTGCCGCCGCCATACTTAACGGCAGAGGCATCAAGCTCCCGCAATTTCTTGACGTCAACTTCCGCTATGTTCGCGTCATCAAGGTATTGGCGTTCACGGCTGACAGGCGCGTCAATCGCCTTTTTTGCAGCATACCCACTCGCAGCAAGGCCCGCGCCAGTTTTCCAGACGCCATCCATGCCCCGGCCAAGGCGTTGCATATGGCTGACAGTGTCACGGGCGGTCTGCCCTACGCCGCGCAAGGTGCGGCGTAGGGCAGACGCCCGTTGTTCGGCCCTTTGCAGATTGCCGCCGACCTCTCTGGATTCGCTGGCAATGGCATCCATGCTTCTGGCCGCGTCCTTGGCCTCTTTGCCGATAGCGTCCATACTTTTGGCCGCGCTCTTGGCATCTTTAGCCATGCCTTTCATGGCTTCGCCCTTGCCGATTGCGTCTACAGCCGTGCCGGTTTTGGCGGCGGATTTACCCAAGCTGTCCAGAGCAGTGCCCGCAGGGCGCGACAGGCTATCTTTGAGCTTCAGTTCCGCTTGTACTTGCAGGTCGGACATGGCGCTTCCACTTTCGCCAGTTCTGGCGTTTGGTTACAACGTTTCTTGCTTTGGGTTTGGCGGGGAATAGCACGTCAACAAAAACTTCAGCCTCCGGCAGGGACATGGCCCGGACCTCGGCCAGGGTAAAACCACGGCCTACCAGCGCGGCCTCTACTTCGCGGAGGCGGCGGAAGATTCCGCGCTGGAGGCCAAGAGCTTTTTTGCAAGCTCATCCTCCACAGCCAGAAGAACGCCATATTCCGGCGCGGGCAAACCGGCCAAAAGCTCGGCAGTGATGGCATCAGCAGGAATTTCACCCAGGCGGGTTATGGTGCGTGACCACTTGTGGCGATTCATGCGGGCGTTGCTGGCATCCGGCCCGGCATCTTCAATGGCGGCCTCCACATCTTCCAGGGTGGGGACGCGCATGGTAAAATCTTTATGCATCTGCCCGTTGAATTCTATACCGAAAAGCAAAGTACCGTCAGTTGTAAGTCTGGACATGGATTACTCCTTTACTTCATCCACAGCAAAAAGGGTGAGATCGCGCTTGGCTTCGCCTTCGCTTTCGTATTGGGCGCTTACATCCTGAACGCAGCAGCCGGTATATGCCGTGCGCTGCCCCTTGCCATTGACCGGGTAAATAACCAGTTTGGCATCGCGCACCTTGGACCAGTTACGCTCCTTGCCATTGGCCGGAATTGGTACGGCCACAGTAAGCTCGTAAGTGGTAACACCCTGGCAGAACCCGGCAATGCGAGCGCGGCGGTTCATGGTTTTCACGGGCAGGCAGCCGGTATTTTCCTTAACGCTGAAACTGGCGCACTCGATTTCTTCGCCGTCCACCTCAAGGACGACTGCGCCCACGAATTCTTCCATAGCCATTGGCGGCTCCTTTTTGGGTTTAACGGGCGACAAAAAGCAAAGCCCGCACTGCCACAATAGTGGCAGCGCGGGCCGAAGAAAGACTGGCGGGCGTCAGCGGTTGACTAGTCGTCTATTGCCATATGAACGGTTTTTTCTACACGATGACGAGTGATGAAGGAAGTTTCTTCCAAAGAGTTAAGCGTGCTGACTGAGAAATTCTTCGCGTGTCTGATAGACATATAATTCGAAGCTAAAACATTTAAATCGGTAAAAGCATTTGCATATCCAAACGGCAATTGTACATGCTCATACTTTTTATAGAAGGCGTCATTCCTTTTCTGCCACGCCTTACCGGCAGGCGTATTAAGACCACCCTGTGCAAATTCTGGCTTCTGCTTGAGCAGTTTTAAGGCATTATATGATTCTTGAACAGCCTCTTTATACTCTTTTAGTTGCGGATATTTTTCCAAAGAGAAGGTTCCATATTCAAGGCTTGAAGCAAACGTAGGCTCTATAACTATTTTCCCGGCCGCATCTCCAAGTACGGCAGGTGTTTTTATGCGCTCCATCAATGCATTAATGATGGCGGGCATGTCTTCATTGTCAGCATTTTTTATATTCGGCTTGATTATCAGCGTTTCGTATACAAGCACGTCATCGTCGTCTTTTTCTTCCGCGAAGGCAGGCACAGCCAGAAGCAGAAACAGCAGACAGGCGAACAGTTTTTTCATGGTGGGCGGCTCCTTATATGTGGTTGCCGATAGGGTACAAAAAGCCCCTTGCCGGGGCAAGGGGCTGTAAGGCCTTGCGCGATAGTTGGCACTGGCTGAAAAAGTGGCAAATCTGCCCCAAAATACTTGTGGACATGCGCAGTCTGCCATGCTGTCTTGCTGTGACAGGAGGAGATATGAAACTTGAGCAGGTAGAAAACATTGCAGATGCCGCACGGGCTGGGGCATCTTTTGGCTTTTCCACGGCTATGGGTTACGCCATAGACCAATTGCTTGCTGCGGCAAGAGCTGCAAAAGATGAACGTACCGGAGCCGTGGCTACCGCGCTGGCGAGCCTTTTACACGAAAGCAGGCAGACGGCGCATGATGAATTTATAGGCTCGTTCAATGTGGACGTAGTGGATAGCGTGCAGTAAAAAGCCCCGCTCTGGCGGGGCTTGTGGGCTGGCGGGCATGCGCTGGATGTTGCGCTATACCAAGCGAGAACATTGAAGGCGCGTGGCAGCCACAACATACAGACGGGCCAAAGCTTCAATTGCCACGGCTGGCGGCATTGCGGCAGCCTGCCGGGTAAGCGCTTCGGCGGCATCCGTTGACGGAACATTACCCACAAGAGTATAAAATCTGTCCATTGCTGAGGTGATATCTTGTTCCATGCTATCTCCGGAGGAATTGATGCTGTTCATTGAAGGACATTGCCCACATTGCAATGAAAAGCGCGGCTTTAATCTTTACGCAGTAAGCGAATTCCGCTCAAAGAGGGACGTTGTAGACCTGCGCAGAGGCAGCGCAGGGCAAAAAAAAGGGCCTTACCCTGCTCGATTTTATGCTACAGGCCTTTGTGTACACTGTGGAAATCCGATTTTGATTGAGGTCGAAATTGAAGATGTTTTTCTATTTGCAATGCGAGACTGCATAACAAACCATGACCGACGCTATGATGGGCCTCTTCCGCAAATTTTACGCATGTACCCCGAACCAACCCCGCCATATAGTCACCCGTCCTTGCCTGATGCCGTCAACCAAGACCTTATTGACCTGCAAAATATGCTGAAACAGCAACTTGCGCCCCACCTTGTTATGACAGGGTGCCGCACGATATTGGAAACCGCCGTCAAAACCCTTGGCGGCGAGGGAAAACGCCTTGTAGATCAAATTCAAGACCTGAAAAACAAAGCTGTTGTCAATGGAGTGCTGGCGGATTGGGCACAGCATATCCGGCTTGAAGGTAACAGCGCCGTGCATGAGCGTTCTGGAACTCAGGAAGAAGCCCAAGAGTTGATGGAGTTTACCAAGCTCTTTCTTCAATACACCTTTGAATTCCCCAGCCGTATCACAACCCTGCGGGTGACTCCCCAATAGGCGAGAGCCACCGCAGGGTTTGCCTCCTACAGCAGCAAGTCCACGCGGGCGGCCAGCACATGCAGGCCGTTGACCACGTCGGCGGGTATTTTGATGTTAAGCCGATTCGGGTCTTGCAGATCGCGCTCGGCAATGACGCCCTCGGCGTTGGCCGTAACCTCTTCCAGAATTTCCAGTGTTTCGAGATTGCGCAGTACGTCCAGCACTTCGGAGCGTACCTTGGCCGGTGTGCGGGCCGAGAGCTTTTCGCGCGGGAAGCGCAGGTCAACGCGCTCTTTGACCGCCTTGCAGGTGTAATCAAGTGTGCGGATGGTCGTCATGTCCAGCATGCTGATATCCGTAGCGCCTACGGCATTGCGGGTATAGGTGCTGACGGCGCGGACAATCTGCACTGTTTCGCCCGGCCCGACCTCCAGAGGGGTGACGCCGTTTTTGAGCATGGTTTCCTGCTCATTGCGCGAGAGGCGGGCAGCCACGGGGGGCGCGGCAATGCCGGAAAGTTCCAGCGTGTTCAGGGGGCGGGCCGGATCTTCTTCGCTGGCGGCAACGGCGGCGTAAGCGGCGGCAAGCTCTTCGGGCAAACTCGTCGTGCCGGGCAGGCAAGCAAGGGAAATGCGCCCGCTGTTGAGTTGGCCAGCAAGCGTGGTGGCGTTGGCAAGGCTGCCCGTGGTGGCCGTCCAGCCTGTGGCGCGGCGTTGCTCAAGCGGGCCGGAGATCGCCTCCAGATGTTCCCGCAGGGCCGTAAGCTGTTCCTGCGCTGCAAAGGGGATACAATAAATAGTGTAGTTGGACGCATAGACAGCGGCCAGGGCATCGGCAAGATCAGGGTCTTGCTGCCCGCCTGCCATATCCGTCTTGCTGGCAGTGTACCCCGCCACAGTGCAGGACACGGCCATGGCGATACGATTACCCAGGGTACCCGTGTTTTTGGCGGTAAGCGTCAGGGTAGGCGTGCCGTCCTCCGGCGTGGTGATGGCAGCAGTGACGGGCAAATCCTGCGCATCGTTAATGGCCGCTACAAGATCAGCCAGCGTGTCGGCGGCGGCATCCTGATAACCGGCGGCAACGGCAACATAGCTATTGCCCACCGACAGCTTGAGTACCCCGGCGCTGGTGGCCTGCCCGGACAGGGTGACCTTGCCGGTGGCGGCAAGGCCCGCAGCATGCGGCGGCACAGGCAGCACGGTGAGATCAATATACGGATAGGCCGTGATAGCGGCCCTGACCATCGTATGCGCCTGACTGCCGTAGCCAAAGAGTGCTGCTGCCGTGGCATCGTCGAATATCTGCACAGGCTCAAGGGGGGCTGGGGATTCCGGCAGTTTTTGTGCAATAATCAGCACGCGCTGTTCGTTGGTGGCAAGGGTGCGGACGGCCAACTTGGTATTTATTTCAAAATACTTCCCCGGTTTGCGGATGCTGGCCGGGAGGTTATCAAACGAGATATTGGCGCTGGCCATGGGTTACTCCTTGGGCTTTTTGCCCGGCTTGGCTTCTGCGGGAGCTACGGGAGCCGGGGCGTCCACGGGATCCGAGGCGTCCACGGGTTCGAGGTCGCCGGCCGCAATACGGCGGCGGTAGTACGGGCTGTCGGCCACCTGCACGGCGGTGGCATCGTCAATATACGCTGTGGGCTTGTCTTCGCGCGGCACCTTGAGGCCGGGCGCGGCCTTGACTGTAAGCATGGTGGGCATGGCGTCCTCACACTTGGATTTGCAGGGTTATGTGATCTTCCGCTGCCGGTGGGTCTGTAGCCATGTCCTGCGGCGGCTTGAGCCAGTATTGCAGCCGCAGGCAATTCAAACCCGGCAGCGGCGCGGGATTGTTGGCATTGGCAGCGCCGGGGAAAGTCTGGCCGTCCGGCGGCAGGTAGCCGCCGGGCTGGAGCGTTGCGCCGTTTTCCGGCAAGGGCGCCTGCCCCGGCTCACGCAGGCGAACGTCCACTATGGCTGTCCAGTCCTGTGACATGACAGAAAGTGCCTGCGCTGCGGTTTTGGCGCTGAACAGGCTGCGGACACGGCCTGGGCGCAGGTGGTCAACATTATCAAGCCCGAAGTCCTGCATGCAGATGAGCCGGGCCACATCGTCGAGCATCTGATACGTACCCACATTGCCCGGCCCGCCCTTGCGCGTGGCGGCCTCGCTGCGCACACTGCGGTCAGCCACTATGGTGGTAAAGGCAAGCCGGGTGCGGAAACGGGTGCGGGCGGTATTGAGCGGCTCCGGTGCAGTACTGTCCTTGAAGGTTACCCACACAGCGGGCAAGGCGCGGATAACGCCCTGCCAGTCGCCCATGAGTTCGCCGCCGTAAGAGGACACCAGGCGCAGGTACGGCAGCTTTGCCGCCGCAATCTGCTCTATGATGCCGTTTTCAATTTCCATGATGGGCAGCATCAGAACCTCCAGATGCGTTGGCCGGGCTGGAACTGCACGGCGGCATCGTCGGCTTCGGCGGGGTCGCTGCCGTTCTCGTCGGGTAAAAGCAGGTCTGTCACGCCCCTGGCTACGCTTTTAAGCCACGCGGTGGCTTCTTCGTAGCGCCGGATGATGCTCTCGCTCTCCTGGGCGTCACCGCCTGTCAGGTGGTAGCGCGCCATATCCATAACAAAGCCTTTGAGCGGCTCGGGCGTGTCGTTGCCGCTGACTGCCAGCGGTACGGCATAGCGCGGGGCAAGGTATGTATCTGCCTCCCGGCTGGCACGGGTCAGCGCGTCAAGCACGCGCTGACCGTCCAGCGTGGGTTGGCCCTCATCATCGTCAGGCCCCTGGGCAAGGCTGAACATTTCGTCCTGACCGAAGTGCGCAGTCATAGCCTCAAGGCTGGCGTAGAGCGTGGGGCCGGACACGGCTTTAGCCTGCCTTTTTAGCCGCTTTGGCGGCGGTTTTATCGGTTTTGGCCGTAGCCGGAGCTTCGGCCTTGGGCGCGGCAGCGGGCAGATTTTCAACCGGGCCAGCACTGACATTGGCATTGCTGTCAGATTGAACGGGCGTGTCAGTGACGACAAGCTGCGGGTCAGCTTGCAGCCGCGCCAGTTGATCTTCCGTGACGCTGACGGTGCGGCCCTCGGTGTCAAAGCACATGCCGCAACGGCAACGGCGCTCAACAAGGATTCCAGCAGCACCGGGGCGGGCTTTCACGAAAACAGTTATCTTGCTCATGCCGCCCCCTACAGCCACGCGCAGTTGATGATGGTAGCCGCGTCGTAATACTTGTTGCTTTCGCCGCCGTTGATGAGCTGCACACCCACAACGTCCAGGGCTGCGCTGTAGAGCGAGGACGGAACCACCAGCAACGTGCCGGACTTGCCCCCACGGCCAAGGGCAAGAGGACGTCCGCCGTCAGCCTTGTAGCCCTGCATCAGGGCCAGAGCCTTGCCGAAGTTTGCCGCGTTCAGCGTGTCGCGGCAGCACACGGCCTGCTGCCAGAAGCCGAAGCCCGCATTGCAGCGATAGCGCACGCCGTACAGGTATTCATCCTGCGTGAAGACGTGATCCTGTTTGGGGTCAGTGACCGCCAACAGGTCCGGCTTGGTACGCTCCTGAAAAATGAGCGGTTTGAGGGGGCGGCTGGCGTCCAATATGTACCAAGCCAAGCCGGGGTCGCCTGCGGCCGGGTCAATAAGATTGCTGACGGTAACAGCATCGCCGGTGCCGTCGACCTGGGGGTATACGGGGTGATCGGTGTCAAAGAAGTTTTGCCCGTCATAGCAAAGCGTGGTCACGCCCTTGCCCAGCAGGCCAAACACCAGTTCATCCGGGTGGGTGGCCGCGGCATAGCCCATTTCGGCCAGCAGCGGCGTGTAGACGCCCAGGTTATCGTCCTCGATATCCGTGCGCGCTACGCCCACGGTACCCTCATACAGCTTGTTGGTGATGCTGTAGCCATGTTCCTGCATGGATTTCACGGTGCGGGGGCCGACCCATTCGCGCAGCTTGGGGTACTGACCGAGCCAACCGTAGGTAGTGGACTTGGCAGTGCTGGGTACATGAGTGGCGGCAAGCGCCCATTGGCTGGGGGCCTTGGCCTTGGCGTCTTCAAAGGTCTTGCTAAAGCCCACCCGCATGGATGCGAGCAAGGGGGCGGTAACTATGGCCATGACTATTTGGCCTCCTTGGCTTTGAGGTAATCTGCTTCGGTCATGCCAAGCTGGGCGCAGACGTACTTGTCTTCCGCAGTCAGGGATGCCAAGCCGGCATCGTCGCCGGGCTGACCGCTGGCGGCGCTCTGCTGGCCCTTGAGCGCCTCAATGGGCGTCGCGGCCTTCAGGAACGCCCGCAGGCTGTCGGGGTTGGATTTTGCCATGCCGAGCGCCCAATCCTTGGCGCTGACCGCAAGGCGGCCATCCTTGAGGGCGGCGTCAATATCCGCAGACAGGGCGGCCACGGACTGCGCGCCCTCAAGCTCGGCCACCTTGGCCCGCAATTGCGCGGCCTCGGTCTGCACGCTCTGGAATGTCGCCATACTGACGTACTGCGACGCATCGGGCGGCGTGGCCTTGGCGGTAGCAATCGCGGTTTGCGCGACGGTAAGCGCATCATCCTTGCTTTTGAGCAAGGCAATCAGGTTTTCCTGCGGCAGTGTCGCCAGCGCGGCAGTGCAGGCGGCATCATCCGCAGTTTCGGGCAAGCCAAGAAGCTTGCGCAGCATTGCGAGCAGTTTTTCCATGTGGGGATTTCCTTCCTCAATTGTTTTGGCCTGGGCTGGCTGCATGCCGTCCAGGGCCGGATGGTTGGTAAGCGCAACACTCACAAGATCGAGCACTGCGCCTGTGGTCTTGTCCCAGGCAAACACGGGGCTGATGTACTGATATTCCTTGGCGCGGATGGCGGCCCGCGCGCGGTCTGTCCACTCCACCGTCGCAAACAGTCCCTCGGCGGTTATCTCCAGCCCCTCAATCCAGCCAGCCGCCGGGGCTGGTTGGCCGTTTTTGTCGCTCAAGTGGGTCTGGTGCTCGTAGTCAACAACAGTGCGCGTCTTTCGCCGGAACCAACGATTGACAAGGGCCTGCGCATCATCCGCCGTCAGCCTCCATGCAGTAACCGTGACCCCCGTGATATTGCCGGGGCGACCATCGCGCGCGGCAAAAGACCCCACGGGGAAGACCTGTATGCGGCCTGTGGTTTCGCCATATCCCGTGGACATGGTGGCCTCGTCTGTGAGGGCGACTATGAGTGCGTGCTGTGTGGTGTGCGTGTTCATGGCCCTGGTGTACCAGGGCCGGAGGCGGAAGAAAGACTGGCGCGCGTCAGCGGTTTGTGGATTGCCTGGGGCCACCATGTGGCAACGCGCAAAAGAAGGGCGTTAGAAGGGCGTTAGATTTTCTCAAACATCAAAAGACAGGCAACGGCCCATGACGGGGCAAAACAGGGGCGCAAATCGGGCGGCAGCCTATTTACCGAGGAGGGCCTTGCGGGCATAGTCGGCAATGATCTCTTTCATGTCCTGTTTGTCGTGCGGGCCAACGCCAAGAAAGCGGCGGCGCGGTATCTCGCTGCCGGGGTGAAAGACCGCCCGGCGTACATAGGACTTGCCGCCCTTGCGCCATGCCAGGGCCTTGCCTTTGCGGGCGCGTATCCAGTGCGCGCGGGTGATGCCGCCGAAGCACTGGATAGCAGCATACGTAAGGTTGGTGCCATAGCGGGCATAGAGGTGGCCGTAAACCTGATGCATGCTGGTGCGCAGTGTCCCATCGCGCTGAAGCATGGGACCGGTGTGTCCGTCCTCTATGCGCTGGCGCTTGTAGTCTGGGGTGAGGCTGGGCCACCTGGCCCCGGTTATGGGGTCAGTCTCGGTTTCAAAGGCGCGGTCTGACGCTTCGCCCATGACCTGGGCAAGCTCCATCATCAAGGGCGTAGTATCCTGCATGGCGTGGACAAGCCGCGTCAGGGCGACGTCGACTTCGGCGGAATCCAGATTGACTTCAATTTTGAGCATAGTTATTATCCCTGTAGCAAAAGCTGATACGGGCGCGAAAGCGGGTGCTTGACGGAGCGACACCCGCCGTTAGGGGCTTTGAGGAGTACCGTTATACTCCCGAGGCGGAACCTCGTATCAGCTTTTTGTTTTGCCGTGTACAAGCCACCCCTCGCGCAGACTGTCCATATTTTTAGGTGTGCGCTGCATCATGTTCCACAAAAGCGACCCGTCGCGGTTGATACGCACAACCGCCAGCACTGCGTTTTTCCCTTCCTGAAATAAGCCAATATAATTCTCGCGCAGCTTGCCGTCCGCATGTTCTTTGAGCCAGATTTCATGCGGCTGCTCAAGTGTGGGCAAGATATAATTTGCATAGCGCTCTCGCGCATCGGCCTTTTTGGCTACAAGGTGCGCCAGATTGTCGCGCCAGATAGTGCGCTGGCCCATTGGCGTGGTGATGGTGCGCAGGCGCTCATCACCCGCAAAGCCCAACGCCTTGGCAAGCTGGGCCTCTGCGGCTGCGCGGCTGGGGGCCATTGGCAGCATGGGGGGCGTAGGCTGGCGCTGTGCGGCGGGTACGTCACGCAAGGACGGCAGGCCCATTTTACGCCAGCTCGTGGCGGCACGTTGCGGCGGCTCTGGCGTGTTGGCTTTGAGGTCGGCTACAAACGTCTGGCCGGGACTGTAGTCAAAGCCAGCATCAGGGAAATAGTACTGGCCCCCCGGCATGCGGTAGCCCTTGACGGTGCGCTGCTCTGGCTGCCCGGTATCAGGGTTGCGGATGATGACCTCTGTTGAAATTTCGTCGCCGTCGCTGTCTTGCAGGTCGTAGCCGCCACGCTTGAACGCCCGCTCTGAAAGAGAGTCAACTTTACAACGGCACTGCCAGCCGTTGGGCGGGTACATGGTCTGCCAGATAGGGTCATCATAACGGTAGACCAGCCCGTGCATGGCTGCATGGCTGGGCCGGGTTTTAGCGTCCAGAAGTGCCATGTAGCGCCAATACGGGGCCACGGCAGCACTTTCCACCTGCTGCTTGTAGCGCCCGGCATTGTACGCTGACTGCATGTTTTGACGGTAGATGAGATTAAGGCGGCTGGCGCTGCCGCGCTCCCCCTTGCGCACCTCGCCCGTATCTGGATTGACTATATCCCCCTTGCCCCACCAGCCTTTGCGCTTGAGCGTATCTTCCAGCCCGTGCCGAAACTGCGCCTTGCTCTGGCCTTCGGCAAGGGCTTTTGCCGTGGCGGCCTTGATGTCGGCCAAAAGATCAGCCTTGGTCACGCCAGCAACCGTAAACGCGCGGGCGTGGGCCTCGCGCCATGTGTCTTGCCAGCGGAACGATATTTTATGCCCTTTACTTTCAAAATACCGGATGGCCTCACGCGGGGGCAGATTGCAGGCGTGGGAAAGATCAATATCGGTGCTCATAACAATACCTTTGTGCGGGCGTAAGTTTTGATGCAATGCAAGGACGGCAAATGCCGGGCTGCGGGAGTGTAGAAAAAACTACATGACCAAAGCACGGCATGCCGCCTGACGCCGCAGTGCGCAAAAATCACGCCTGCACCCGCCCCCACACCTCGCTGACAAACAGCGCCCGTGCCATGATTTCGGCCAGCTGGGTTTCGTCCATCTGCGGGTACAACTCGCCCAGACGGGCTTGCATGTCTTCGGGCGACAACCCGGCATCAAGCTCCGCAATCAGTGGGGCAAGTAGTGCCTCGCCTGCCAGCGCCAGAGCCGCGCTGGCCTGCATGCCATCCAGAGCGCCCTGCGCTGCATCCTGCGGGGGGCGTGCCATAGGCCCGGCCTTGGCATGGGCCGTGCGCGTGCTGGCGTCTTCCTGCCCTTGATCCTCCGGCGTAGATACATGTGTGGCCCGGATACGGTCGTTGTCGTCAGCCGCAACGGGCAGCTTGAGCCGTTCCATTATGCCCCTGCTGCTGATGGGCAGGTACGGCGCAAGGCTCGGGATGGCATTGGCGTACAGCTCCAAGTCTTCTGCCTGCTGCGTGTCAAACCGAAAATACGGCAGCAGCTTGCGGTCAGTGATGCCAAGATTAAGCGCACACAGCGGGGCCACAAGCTGGGCCGTAAGCGTTGATGCCAACTGCGCTGCATCAGCCACAAGCAGATCGTGCCGTATCTCGTTATGTACCATGCCCAGGGCGTGGGTGCTGGTTTTGCCATCCGCCTGACTTGTCAGCGTGCCGCCCAATATGGCCTTGCTCATGCCGCGTTCGCAGCGTTCAACCAACAGCCCCGGTATATCCTGCGTGGCGGGGTTGACCGTTTCAAAAACGATGTCCATACCCTGCGGTATGATGCCCGCCGCATCCTGCCCAAGTGTCCGCAGGGCGTTGAGCAAGGCATGCTTATCATCCTTGCTGCTGCCGGGCGGATATTTGCCCACGCGCATGGGCAGGCCATGAATCTGCGTAAAGGCCATTTCACTATTGAGGGCATAGGCGCGAATGAGGTACGTCCACGCCAGCACACGGAACAGTCCGGCACGCGGCAACCAGCCGCTTTTGCTGCGGTGCTTGTGTACAATCCAGCCCAGGGGCCAAAGAGGCGCACCTTCCAGCGTGCCGTCGCGCAGATGAAGGCAGTTACGGTCGTTTTGCGGGCAGGTAAACCACGACTGCGGGCGGAATGTCAGCTCGGATGGCAAATGAATGCCCTCGGAAAATTCCCACTGAAGCTCAAGAGCGGAAAAGCCGTGGCCGATGCCATCGGCCATATCAAGCAGCACGTCTTCAAAATCCGGCAGCATGTCAAACCATTCACGCACCTTTTCTGCGGCATCTTTGGCTTTGGCGTCGTCGCTGGCGGGTATGATGTTCCAGTCCAGCGTAAGCAGCGCCCGGCGGCGCTTGCCCATCTCGGCCGAGAGGTGATCGCAGCGATCCTCCATATCTGCAAACAGCGCATGCTGTTCCATAATCTGCCCGGCGTCTGCGGCTTCAAGGATGCGCACCAGACGCGCAGGCGTGAGGCCGCGTGTGAGATCGCCCCATTGCTCCAGACAGAGCAAGGACGTAGCAAGGCTGCCCTCTTCGGACTGGCGCGCGCCGTGCAATACGCCGGGGGCGGGTTTGACAGAAGCTGCCCGACGGCGCGGGCGGGGGCGAAACAGAGGCATACTTACCACCTTTGCGGGCTGTAGCCGCCCGCGCAGTCGTCAAAGTCGTCAATATCAGTGCCAACCATGCCGCCAAATGGAGACACGCGCGGCACGCGGATAAAGGCATCCTGCAAGCTCACAAAGCCACGGGTTGCCACGCGCCAGAGCATTTCAAGCGCGTCCGGTCCGTCATCGTGGTCGGCCTTGGGCCAATGGCGCAACTGGTCTATAAGCGTGTGCTGGGTGTGGTGCAGCAGTATGCGGCCTTGCGCCATATAAGGATGCAGGGTTTCAATACGCAAATCTTTGTCCGTGCTGTTTACAACAGGCTGGATAGGCAACGGTGTGCCGCTGGCAATGGCCCGCTGTATGGCAACGTCTGCAAAGAATGCCTGGAACTGCACAGTTTCAACGGCCCACATCAGGCAGTTATACGAGCGTTGCAGGGCAATCATGTCTTGTATGATGCGGTCAGGGTGGCGCTTGCGGATAAGCGCTTCAAGCGTAAACAGACGCATGGTATCACGGTGCAGGCCACCGACAAGCAAAGCCGAGGGGTCGCGGCCCTTGCCTGACTTACCAAGCGACGGGTCACACGCGCCAAAAGGCAGCAAGCCGGAAGGCAGCTCCGTCCACAGCACAATCACACGGGCAAAGGGGGCATTGCCCGTGGACAGCGGGTCGTTTTGCTGTTCGCTGTCAAAGGCGTCATGGTTTTCTGCCCGCTTGCACATGAGCTTGTACAAGGGGCGGTAGCTGGGCCAGCTCACAACCGCGCCCGCGTCCATAGCGGCACGGTTGGCACTGTAATACGCAAGGGCCGCGTCTGGCCCGCCATCCTCGCTTCTGTCGTTGTAGATGGCCTCCCACGTATCCCACAGATCCATATGGTCGGGCCATTTTATGATGCTCTGGAAGCGTTTGCCACGCCACGCGGGCTTTTTGAGCGTGCGCGCCAGCACGGAATCATAATGCAGGATGGTACCCACATAGATGATGTCCATGCTGTCGTCAGCGGGGCCAAGGTTCAGCACCGTAGACATGAGCCAGTTTTCCAGTTTGTCGCGTTGTTCAATACTCTTGACGTTCTCGTCGTTTTCAAGGTCGTCGAGAATAACCAAATCCGGGCGCAATGGGCCATGCCGCAAGCCGCGTATACGCTTGAGCGCGCCAAACGCCTGTATTTTGATATTGCCAGTTGTGACGATAGTGCCCACATTCCAGATGCGGCCAGCCCCGGTGTGTTCGGGGAAGTCCGTTATAAGGCGCGGGTTACTTTCAAGTTCTACCTTGATGCCCTCCAAGAAAGGGGCTGCCTGCTCAAAGGCGTCAGCAATGATAGGTATATACCGCTTGCGCCCGGTAAGCGCGCACCACAGCACCAGCATCAACGTGATGCGAGTAGACTTTGCTTCGCCGCGCGGCGCTGCAAGCGCCTGCTTGATGCCTTCGGGGGCGTCAACAACGGTGGGCAGGTTGGCGTCAATCCACTCATGCAGTGCGCTGGGGCCAGTGGGCTTGCCGCCTACCTGCGTGTAGTGCGGAAAATATGTTTCGCAGAAAAATTTGAAGTTCGTTTGCGCGCATTTACGGCGGGCCTTGGATGCCTTGGCGTCAACCGGGAATGCCGCACAGTTGGCCTCAATAGTGCGGCGCAGAGTGTCGGCATACTCGCCAAGCTGCTGCAAAAACTCCTTTTGCGTGAGGTCTTTCTTAGCCATGCGCGCCCCCAAGCGCCTGCGGCAAACCTGCGGCAAACGGTTCCAGCACCTCTAACAGAGCATGGGCATGCTGCGGGTATTCGCGCTGCACATACTCGCCCAGGAGGCGCAGCACGCGCAGGGCCACGGCAAGCTCGCCCGTTTCTGGCAACACCCTCTTTGAGGCCGCAAGCATTTTATTGAAGCTGTCTGCAAGGCTGGCAAGGGCTTCAACTTTTTTGCCCGCAGGAATGTCTGCGGAGGTCATGACTGTTTCCAGCAGGGTTTTGTGCATGGTAACATAGTCACCCACCATCTGCCGGGCTATGGCCTCCACACCCTCACCTGCAAGCGCCTGCGCGCCGCGCAGCTTGTCCCAATCGTCTCCAGCTTTAAGGGCGCGTGCCTTCCAGCTGCGGAGAGTCGCCAGAGGCACGCCGTGGGCTGTGGATACCTGCGTCAGCGGCAGCATGTCATATATATAGGCCGCACGGGCAGCGTTGCGAGTTTTAGCGTCGTGGGCCATTATTTAAAACCGCCTTTGAAGTATGCGCCGAGGACACCCGACACAAATGACAGCAGGCTGATCAGCACGCCGATAACAGCCCGGCTGCCAGCTTTTTTGCCCTCTTCGAGTACACGAGCCTCACGCAGTTGACGCACCTCCAGTTCAACTTCGCGGAGCCGGTCTGTCGCGTCACCCAGTTGAGCAAGCAATAAATCCAGCTTGGCATTAAGCCGGGCAAGCTGGACCGCGTGATCTGTGTTGGTGTCCATCGGCGGCACCGTGTTTACATCCCCAGACCGGTCAGCACAGTCAGCAATGCCGCATCAATGGGAGGAAACCCATAATGTGGGAAGTGATAATTCAGGACCGGCCAAAGGATAAAGTGATATAGCAATGCACCGCCAATCACGATGATACTGCCCTTGCCGAAGGGCGTGACCTGTCGCCGTGTGCTTTCGTCGCCCGTCTCGGTGTCAACCGTGGTGACTTTGCGCACAAACATACGGCCAATACCGCCAAGCGCGGCTCCCAAGATTCCCATACTAGCCTCCAATGGTACGCAGCAGCCGCCCTTCGGCAGCGCGGCGGCTCTGGTAACCCGCCCACAAGTCGCCATTACACAAACGGCGGGCGGCGTCCGCCCAATCCTGCCGTACAAATGCCGCCCAGGTGTTTTTGAACTTGGGTATGCTGCCCGGCCCGCGCTGATAGATGATGCTCATAATAGCCGCCTGGGCTTGCCACGGCAGCTGCGCGAAAATTCCGGTTCCGGCATCGCGGTCATAGCGGGCCTGGGCAATGCCAATGTGATGGCGATGCATGGCTGCATCCAGCTCATCGGCCACGGCCTGGCTGACAAAGAGCGGTAAACGGTGCAGCACGGCCACAGCAGCAGCCTCGCGCTGACCGAGGTAGGGGCGCAGGCTGTTGACCGTGGCGGAACTGACGCCGATACGGACAAGCGTTGCGGCGTCGGTCTGCCCGAGGTCAACACCTGTGCCAACGGTTACGCCGCTGACGCCCATGGGCCTGTATCGCTCCGGGTTGGGGCCGCCCTTGTAGTTGGCGGTTCCCCCGCCTACAAGGTCGCACGGTATGTACCCCTGCGTTTGCTGTTTGCCCTCGACCGTTGCCAAAAAGGCCCGGATGCGGGCGGTTTCAATAGGCATGACTGCCTCCTGTTGTTTTGCGGGGCGCAAAAAGGCAAAGCCCGCACTGCCACAATAGTGGCAGCGCGGGCCAAAGAAAGACTGGCGCACGTCAGCGGTTGGTCAGGTCAGTAAGCTTGCCTGCTGCTGGGGCAGTGCAGGAACCGGGGGGGCTGGGCGCTTGAGAGTTCGCCAGATTGTGCGCTCTGTAAGCCGGTAACGGATGGCCAGGCACGTGACAATTTGCCGCTCGGACAATCCGTCCATTGCCAAGTTTTTGCGGTCTGCGAGCAGAGCTGCATCACGCGCCCGCTGCATTGCCGGTTTGCAATTGGGAATATACACATCTGTAGCTGCATATTTTTGCGCCAGCGCTTTGGCGGCCGGCTCCCCGATGTGTTTGGCAATGTCTGCCAACATCGTGCGGCCCTGCTCGGTTTCACCGTGCGGGATGCGTAGGGTCAAACCACCGTAGTAGTCTACCATCGTGAGCGCGGCAGACAGGCCGATAACGCGGGCAAGCTCTTGCGCGGACGGCGGCAGCAAGGCAAAGTCCAGCGTTTTAAGACTGGTGGTGCATGCAGCCTGCATAGCCCGCATGGCGTCAAAGTATTCTGCTGCGGTGGGCATTAGATAGCCTCCATTTCCCCATGCTCAACAAAACGTTCATAATCGCAAACGGCAATGTTAAGCATGCGAGAGATTGAACTTTCAACAACCGCGCCTCTGGATTTTTGCCAGCCCGGCAGCCGTACATTGACGTCGCACCTCACAAGCTGGGCAAGGGCAAGGCGCATATAGCCCTCCCAGCTTTTGCATGGCGGCTCTGGATTTTCAGCCGGGTTTTCTACGTGATAGCCCAGCGCCCGGAGTTCGGCGGCGGCAGCGTGAAAGGCAGGATAGTTACATTCAGGCAAGCCTGACATGGGGCCGGATATGTAGATTGTTTTAGGCATGACGCGGCCCCTGCCGCCAAGGCGTCACGCTCAATCCCAGCGTTTCACATTTTTCACGGGCGTTATTCACGTTGTCGTAAGCAAGCACAAGACTAGCTTGAACGCGTTCAAGCCGCAGTTTCGTGTCAGGTGTTCGCCCGGCATGCGAATCGTCATGATCAGCAATTGCCGATTCTTCTTCGATGCAACCCACCACGAACTCCATGTTTGCCTCATTAAGCTCAAGTAGTGCGCTGACCTGCTCACGGAGCTTCCCGCCCTCGTCCTCGGCCTTCTCCGCTTTTTCAGTAAGTGCATGATTAGCCGCAGCTACCTTTTCAAGGCCGTCAGACATTTCTGACTGTTTGCTAATTGCGCGGGACAAAGAGCCTTCAAGCTCATCGACGCGGGCCTCGGCGGCTTCCAGGGCGGTTAGGAGGCGCAAGATAGCTTCTGCTGCAGCCTTGAACTCAATATCCATGCTTCTGGCCAGTACATATTTAGCGTCTTCCGCAAACATACGCCGCTCTTCCGGCGTGATCGTGTCAGTGTTAGCCATAATTATTCCCCCTCCCGGCCCTGCTGGCGCACCAGCGCCGCTACGCAAGCTGTGAGTTGCGGGCGGTCAGCAGTGCCAAGCGTGGCGCTATTTTTTGTTTGCCGTTTTATGATTTCTTCCGCGTAGGACAGGGGGCGCTCAAGGCTTTTACACAGAGCGGCAATCTTTGAGTGCAGCGGGCGCAGGGCTGCGGGTATCGCCGTAGATTGTCCCGCCCTGGGGCGCGGCTGCCAGCCCTTGTTGCGCATTTCTGCCAGCACGGCCTTGAGCTGCGGCACGCTGCACTTGCCTGCGCTATTACGCCCTGTGACAGATGAAAGCAGGTTGCGGTATGTGTCCTCGTCAAGGCCCATGTCACCAGCGGCAATATGCACACTGGCAATCAAGCCTTTGCGGTACGCTGCGGCACGGCTGTCTTGCGTCCTCATGGTTTTGTTCTCCTTATGGGGTGGACGGTCACGTCTTCCACGGGAACAAACAGCCGCGTACCGTCCACGCTGACATTGACCATCCAGCGCCCGGATGCGTCGAGAATCGGCGCGGAATTCGTCCAGGTACCGATGTACCGGGGCAAACCGTCAACCCACCGGCATACAGATACGCGGCAGGGGTACGGCATGTCCGGGGCTTCGGGTGTTGCTGCAAAGCCCTCAAGGGCAACCTCGGCAATAAGCCCCGCCAAGGCTTCACGGAAAAAATAGCGGTGCGATCCGTCAGGGGCATCAAGCCAGCAACGGTTAACACGTATCCGGTAAGCGCCGTCCGGCCCGCCGTGATCTTCGGCGGGCGACAGCTCAAACCGTGTACGCCGCGTGTCAATTCTGACACTAAATGAATGTGGAAATTTACGCTTGCCCACGTTCCATCCCCCTGGGCGTCTGCTGGCAAGCATCGTTAAGCGCCCGCAGCATGACCTTGATCATTGCTTGCGTTTTCTCCGGGTCGCGGCGGCCACGATGCACCATGCACACGATGGATTCATCGCTGTTATCGCGGATGTACCAAGCGTTGGCGGCGGTTTTGCGCAAGGTGAAACGTTGCAGATTCTTGGGCATGGCCTTAGTCCTCCTGCCTCATTACGCGGGCTTTAAGGCCGTCAGCAAAGCGGCGCACATCTTCAAGCGCCGAATCCATATTACCGTTAATCCAGCCACGCCCCTTGGGGATAAGAAAGCTCTTGCCGTCATAGGTATGGGTAGAAAGGACATTGACAGCGTTTTTCACCGCAGTTTCAGGCCCGGTTATGAGGGGCAGCGCGCCGGACGGGCAACGCGAACCAAACTCAATAAGACCAGAGGCCCAGCAATACGCACATATTTTTCTCATAGCGTTATCCCTTGGCTGCTCATCAGGCCGGAGCCGCCACGCCCCGACGACCGCCCCGCAGGGCGGTTTCGCTATTAGACTGCCTGCGCGACAGTTTCATCATCCGTCGGAATGGATTCCTGGGGGATGTCAATAAAAAAGGTGTCTCTCTGTTGGCGCTTGCACCCCACCAAAGACAAACGCTCGTCAGGCCAAGCCAGCATACGTTCTTTATTCAACTCTTCTTTCAGACGAATGCCGTCAGTCCGCCCAAGCTCATGGCAGCGGGCTAAGGACATTTCCACAGTCACTCCGCGCTCTTGGGTGATGGCCGTGGATGCACGGAAGCCTATTTTGCCATGTCCCAAGTCAAGGGTTTTAGCCGAGCGAAACAGCTCTGCTTTATACAGCTTTGCCCATACGGCCACGCCATTTGCAAGCTCTGCGCGGCGAGCGGCAATACTGTTCGCGCGTTGGCGCGCACGGGCTTTGGCTGCGTCTATTTCCGCCTGCATGTCGCATTCTATGGCCGCCATCTGGCGATCAAGGGCGGCTATTTCGGCCACAGCCACTGTAGCCTCGCGTTTGTCGGCAATAACAATAGGAGTAGGTTTGAGGCGTGCCATGTTATTCTCCTGTATACAGGTTGCATTGTTGGCACTCCCGCCACTGGCGGAGCGCGAAGGGGTTTGAAGTGGGGATAGGTGCGGCGCGACGGGCAGCGCAGATATCAGCACTGCGAGTGTCGCCGTATACCGGGCAGACGGCCAAGGTCGCCATGATGCGCGCGGCCATGTTGCCCGTGCTGCCCGGATATTTGCCGTTAAGTAGCAGACTCAAGCTGCTGCGGGCCACGCCCAGGCGGCGGGCAACATCAGTCACGTTTGTGACGGCAACAGCCTGCTCAAGCAGCGTCCGCCATTCTGCGGGAGAGCAATCAGACATGACTGCCCCCGATATACACGGTTTTGCCCGTGTTACGGTCTGTGACGGTCTTTTCCACACGGTTATACGAGGGGGCCTTGGGGCCGGTATTGGCGTCTGGCCGCAGAAAATACGCTCCCGTGCGGGCCGTCTTGCCAAGCATGCCCGCGCGCCAGAGTGCGCGGCAGTAGTTCTTAAGATTGTCCTCTGCGCCGCGCTCGGAGCCATCGCATACAGTGCGCAGCAGATCAGCCACGGTTGCCATGTTTGCCATGCGCAGCACGTTCCACGCCTTCTGGCGCAGGGTGCGGCCTTCGCTGGTGGCGGCACGGCCAGCCCGCTGGCATGGCAGAAAGCCGCCTACCTGCGTCCATTGCTGCCCGGCTGCCGTCAGGCCGTGCATGTTGTCTTCTGTGGTGTGGATAAGGCCATAGCTGCGCAGGCAGCGGCACACGGTACACACTCCGTCGCTGGTTACCCCGAGGGCTGCGGCCAGTTGCCGCGTGTAGCATGCGCCGTGCTCGGCAAGGTGGTGCATCACACGCTCGGACAAAACAGCCATGACTACGCAACCGCCTTGCGCACAGTTTTGGCCGTGCGGCTCTGCCAGTCATGCGCCAGTTCCACTCCCGCGAAGTGGGCCACGTCAAGCTTGCCGGTGAGGCCGTTGGCCTTGGCAAGCTGCTCTATACGGGCCAGTACGTTGAGCACTTCACGCATGCGCCCGGCAGACAGCCGCAACACTTCACCCGCCAGTGCCGGGGTCAACTCGTATTCGCAGAGCTTGGCGCAAGCCAAGGCCACGTCCGCAGCAGTGCAGGGACCAAACTCAACCACCTGGGCAATACGCGAGGATATTTGCTTGTGACGGCTGATATTGCGCTGTATCTTTTCCATACCGATCAGCACCACGGTGACCTCGGCGCGGTCGGAGAAGTCGCGGATTTTCTCCAGTACGCTGGCGGAATCCCGCAAGGTGAACTCGCTCTCATCAATGATGATTGGAGACTGACGCTCAATCAGCACCCGCAGGCAACGCTCAAACAGTTGCTGGGCGGTACCGCGTGAGTCCACATTGAGGGCCTTGGCAAGCTCCACAAGAAAGTATTTTGGCGTCCAATCCACGTTAGCGCGCAGATACACGGCTCCGGCTTCCTCGGCCCAACGGTAAACAATGTGCGACTTGCCCAAGCCCGGTTGGCCGTGAACAAGCATCATGCCAGCCTCGGCAGCGCCGCGCGCTTCCACGGCTTTGACCCCAGCCGTAAACCGGGCGTAGTTTTCGGTTTTTACAAATCCTTGACGCATTTGCATTCTCCTTTGTTAAGCAATGCCTTCCACGTCGAGCAGGTCACGCATGTCTGCGTATTCCTCGCCCTTGCGGTAATTGGTCAGAAATTCAATGTCTGCCGTTGTCTGCTGCGCGGGGTTGCGCATCAGCCAGCGGTAGCGGTCAAATGTGTTGGCAAAGAGGGGGCGCGCGGCTTGAGCCGTGGGGGCGTCTGCCTCTATCATTTCCGGGGCCGCCACGGCCTCACAGGCAGCAGACATGTCAATGACTGTGGGTTGTGTGCTGTCGGCCAAGGCGGGGCGCAAGACGTCGGGAAGGATTATTTCCGCACCGGGGGCCACGCGCTGAAGCTTGGCATCTATGCGTTTGACCTGCGCCTTGGCGCGCTTGTCGCGGGCGTCTTGGACGCGGCTTTCCGCAAAGTACGGGCTGGTGTTGCCTTCAAGTGTGGCCTCGCATATCTGCCTGCCGTCGAGCGTCCAGCACCAGATGCGGCTGCTGTCCCAAATGTCGTAGCGGGCTTCGACGTATTGGCCGTGGTAGTCTTCTAGTTCCGGCGCGTAGTAAAAGCCGTTAAACATCTGTATCCAGCAATTACGACACTTGCGACGCTCACCGGGCATGAACAGTTCAGCGCCCATGCCGTGCGGCACCAGCACAGGTTCAAAGCCGCGTTGCTCAAATGTGGCCCAAAATTCGTTGGGGCTGTAATGCACCATGCGGCCCTCCGCATCGCGGTAACGCGGCAACCCACGGTGCGGCGTGGCGTTATATTCCTCCACACGGGCGAGGATGTGCTTTTTGCATTCGTCCCAGGTGGGCAGGATGGCGCGTTTACCGTTTTTGAGGGCGGCGCGGCTGGCCTTGAAATTGCGGTGGGCGGCGTCCGTGTCCATAAGCGCCCCGGTGTAGCTGGCAAGCCCCTGCGCGGCGCGTACCCACAATGTTTTGACGGCGCGCTCCATGAGGCCCTTACCCTGCGGGCGGCCCGGAATGGCATTGCAAGGCGAGATGCCAAGGCGTTGAAACATGCCAGTGCGGTCATCAAGCAGTAGCTTGTTATAATAGCCGGGGCCGGAGTCGCTATAAAACATAGCTGGTATGCCCGCCCACAGGCAGGCCATGCGCAGGGCGTCAAGCACGGTCAGCTTGCTTTCAGACAGCGCAATACTGATGCCCACGCAACGGCGGGTTGCCACGTCGATGATGGCTGTAATCTCGGGTTTGAAGGGCTGCCCGTGGTCAGGGTGGAGCACCTCGGCGTCAAACGTGGTGCCGTCCGCCGTGTACACGTCACCGGGCCACAGTTCTGACGTGTCGCGGCGTTGGTAGGGGCGCAGCTTGAGCAGAGCATTACCTGTGGCGCGGCCAGCTTCACGAGCCGGGGCGCTCATCTTGGCGAGAGCGCGGCGCACGGCATGTATGGAGGGCGGCGTTTCCCCACGCTTTTTCAGGGCGCGGGCATATTCGTCATAAGCGAGGGCAACAGGAGGATGCTGCGGCTTCTGATAGTAGGCCAGAAATTCATCAAACCAGACAGGCAACGACTCTTTTCTGCGGAACGCGGGCAACAGCGCAGCTTCGCCGCCCTCGGCGTAATCAGACGCCCAACGATACAGGCTGCGGCGTGACAGCGTACCGCCGCGCTTGCAGGCAGTGGCCGTGCTGATAAGCTCTTGCAACACAGTGGCAAGGCTGCCGAGGCGCGAGGCTGACACAAGGTGCTGCACTGCCTTTTCTTTGCCCACAATGCCGGACAGGCGCTCAATCTCGCGCACAAAGGCAAGCCGGGCCGTGGCTACAGTGCGCTCACGTTCAGAGGCGCGAGTCCATTCCGGCGACCTGGCCGGGGTTGGCGCAGTGCCAACCGTGCCGCCAACTATGACGGGAGCGTTAGAATTAGGCGCGCTGGCGGCTGCCGCGCGGGCTTCGCGCAGCATGGCAGAGGCAATTGCATCGCGCGTGGTCGGGGGCATGCTGGAGATTATCCAGAGCTTGCCCCCTGTACGCCTGGACCGGGACATCCACCCCCAATTTTCAGTCTTTGCACGCTTCTCTATGGCTTGCCGGGTCACCCCGAACAAACAAACAAGCTCTTGCGTTGTATATGCCTCTGTTGCCATTGCCATAGCCTGTTCCTACTGCGCCGCCCGGCGTGGGTCGCAAAGCAGGTTTTCCGGCACGCCGTGTTTACGAAACCAATCAAGTACAACAGGACTATGTATTTCGCCGCTGACCGTACGGGCAACTGCAACGCCAGACACACCAAGCATGCGCCCCAGAGCCGCATAAGATGGTACTGCGTTAGCATCCATCACTTCCCGCAAGCGCCAGCGGTACTTGCAACGCTTTGCACCAAGTTCAAGGCGCTGTGGGGCCGACACACGGCTCATAGTTCTTCCTCCAGTTTGCGTGCCTGTTTTCGGGCTTTCTTTTGGTCAATGATGGCGCGGGCGTAGTCCCGCAGCTTGCGATCATCTTCCGTCATGATGTCCAGCCCCACACTGCGCAGCATGGCGCGCAAGTGAGCCGGGTTGCCTGTGGCCTTGTAGTAGGCCAGCAGCATCAGGACAGACGGAGGCCGGGAATCGTCAGACGGGGATAAAATTTTGTGCAGCATCTCTTCGCTGATGCCGCTTGCGTTACCGCCCGTCAGCTTGACGCCGGATGCCCGCGCTATCGCATTGAGCTTGTCCGGCAGCGCCTTGCGCCCCTCGCCCTCTGGCGCACCAGCAATGCCGCGCATTGCCGCCTTGATGGCTGGCAATGCCCCGGCAAGCTGGGCGATATCTTCTATAAGGGAGAGCTGGCGCATGGTGTGGGCCTCTACTTGCCCATTGCTGCTAAAGCGGCGCGAACGGCTTCAAAGGCCATTTCCCTTGAAGATTCAAGGGCGAGACTCCCCCAGCCATCACGAAAGGCATGCCTGCCCCAAAATCTTTTAGACACGGGCACCAGAAAATGCCCCACCCAAGAGGCATCCGAAAGGATATCGCAGACAGCATCTTCAAAAAGCTGGCTGCCAGGACATTGACTCGTCTTGGCCGATAAATGGGCGAGCTTAGGGGGACAGGGATAATTCAT